TGCCTATGCCGTTAGACAACAGGTAGCGTCTGGTATGGGAATAACATACAATGAATTGCTGGATATACCTAAGAATACTATCAGACCTATTCTTCAAGCATGGGGCAACCAGATGAGGGAAATATGGGGCGAAGATTATTGGGTTGAGGCTCTTCAACAAGAAATAGAATACTTATCACCAACAGGTAATGTAGTATATGTAATAGATGATGTGAGATACATTAACGAAGTCGAGTGGATTATAGATAACGGCGGTTATGTATTCCACCTCAATTGTGATGAAGAAACACGAGTAGCAAGAGGCGCTGACCCCCAACATTTGCATCATAAATCAGAAACAGACTTAGACAATTTTTATTCATACCACCTCGAATTAGATACTGCTAACACCCCACCGGAGTTAGTCTATCTGAAAATACTTGAGGTGCTAAAGGATGGGGAAATCGTCTGATTGGTGCGGGTATTGTAGCAGGTGTAAGAAATGGAGGCACGAAGACCACGTTATAGAGAATGTGGTATCGAGCACATTGTATTGTTGTTTTTGTGGGACAGCACTATCAGAGAAGCCAGGAGGTTTTAAGGCATGGTAAAACAATTATGGGTTGAAAAATACAGACCAGAGAAAGTCGAAGAAGTATTGGGTCAAGAGCAAATAGTAGCGGAAATACGCTCATTGATAGAATCAGATAATATGCAACATTTCATATTCTATTCTCCAGAACCAGGAACAGGTAAGACTTCTATGGCTCACGCTATCGCTAAGGAGTTAGATTACCAAGTCCATAGGTTTAATGCCTCTTCCAAGAAACAGCGTGGTATAGAATTCGTTGAAGAGGACATAGCACCTTTATCTCGACTCGGACAATGGGAAACCATATTCCTTCTTGACGAGGCCGATAGGATTACTGTTCAAGCCCAAGATGCTCTCAAGGGTGTTATAGAGGATGCTCAAGGTTATTTCATTCTTACCTGCAACGACCTAAGCAGGGTTAGCACATGGCTTCAGTCTCGTTGCCAAGTGAGGCACTTCAAGCCAATAGGTCAAGAAATCATCTCCAAACAGTTAGCAAAGATTGCTGCTTCGGAAGGTGTCGAGGTAAATGATAGTGATATACGAGCCATAGCCAAACACCATGATGGCGACCTGCGAAATGCTATTTCAGCATTACAATCATACTCTTGTTTGCCCCCAACCGAAGCGGAACAATTCATACGCTCGCTGTATGTATCATCTATTGATTGTGCTAAATTCCTTAAACTCGCTTTCAAGGAGAAGGCTATGGAATCAGCCTACTCCATGTTAGACCTAACATCTCCCCGTAAGTCAATACAGGCTATCTTTGAATTCGGAGTAACATCTCCGTCTTCTCACGATGCTAAACTCACTTTGATTGAATCTTCAATCATTGCTGAAAGGGATTTGATTAACGGGGTCGAGCCGACCATTGCTCTATGGAATTATGTGCGACTCTTAACGGAATCAAAGCATTTATAGACCTAAAAGTGTTGGCTCAAAATAGCCCAAAGGGGGCGTGATTGAATATGTCGAATCTGGAAAACGTAGCAAAACAAATTGGGGTTTCAACAGACTCCTTGAATGCAAGAATCGCTGAAGTCCTTGATAGTCAAGGCTCAGCATGGACTGCGGCGGGCCGCAATAGTGATGAACAAAACACTATGGCTCTCCGAGTTGCCGCAAGGCAATTATCAAGCGAGCGTGCTCGCATACAATCTTCCGGTTGTTCTCGGATAGATGGTATGTTTGTCGCTGTTCCGCCTAAGAAGGATTGGGCGAGCATGGCTTATAGAAAGATGGCCGTTACTCTAAACGGTAATTCTGATATGCGGGATAATCTCGTATCATCTGGTGAAATCATTTACTACATCAATAACGGTGATGGCTCTTTCACAAAGAACCACAACCCTACTCTAACACTAAAGCAACCATTTGAAGCAGACATGGATTCAACAACCGTTGATAAAGTGCCTGAGCGTTCCGTTGAATTAGACAACGGGGATTACTTCTCTTTGGTATGGGAAAAGGGAGTGCCGACTTTACCATCTGGTGACTCCAATTGGAAATACGGTGCGCCTCGCCCACTTAACGAACCCGAAAGGAGTTGTAAATTCTTAGGAGTCGTTGATGGCGGCGAATTAACTATGTTCAGCGTTAGACTTCAAGGCGACTTAGCCTCAAAGTCATACCCAACATTTACTCCAGGTTATATTGCTGCAAAGGTCGGTAAAAACGATACTCTATGGGGCAAAGCCGGAGTCACCTCATTTGAACCAGATGCTAATGTAGCATCTATATTCCCAGGACCTCCGCTGTCTATCGGTGAAAACGGACCTGAAGGTATCATCCCTCAAATGGTTACTGAATTTATCGGCGGTTTGGGTGATATGAGAACATACCATGATGCTCACCGTGAAGATGAGGATTGGTGGGGACAGACCATTGCTACTATCGTTGAAGTAGTCCAGATTGACCCTCGAGAGAATGGTGGTTGGACTGTAACTGTTGGTGATTTAGATATTCTGTCTGAAGCACCGACTATGGATATCTGGCTACCAAAGGGTGACCTCGACTTTGGCGTAGGTTCTGAAATGGTAATCATGGGTGCTCCCTGGAAAACCAGAGATACCGACGAAATGCGACTTTCACTACATGGCTGGTGGGTCAGCGATTCTATCGCACCTACTCCGTCAGATGACCTTGCGGGGTGGGATGAGTGAGTTGGGGAACAAAGGCCGTTGAATCGGCCAACCCTGACTCAGGTTCTCAATACAATAAGGACTACTACAGGACCCTCTTTGAAAAGAAGAAGGCGGCTCAAACCAATATCCCTGTTAGATTAGCATTGGTCGGGACTGAAAATACGGCCAAAACAGGTCTGGGTGTGTCTATCATCAGACAAAACAACCCTGACGGACTAATCACTATCTTTGATTTCGATAACAGCGCTGCTGCTACTATCGGACACAATTTCCCCGATGATGAGAACATTAGGATTATCCCTATCTATGATGAGGCAGACGAATCCTTGTTCAACGAAGACAATACAGTTAAGTGGCACTCAGTCATAGAGAAGGTTGGCTACTTTGCTAATCTATTGGCTGAAGATATTAGAGAGAATCCAGAAGACCATGCGGGAGTTATCTTTGACGGCGCATCCACCTTTATGAAGTGGTGCGAGTTTGCTATGAATTATATGCTAATGAATCGCTCAAAGAACAAAATCAATGTTGATGATGGAGATAGATTCAATCAGGCTGAATGGCGATTCCGTAATCAAATGTTCCGTGATATACTCAACCGTGTTCATTCACTACCTGTTCAATACGGAATCTTCACCTTCCACTTGAAGGAGAAGAAACAGTATGTTGATGGTGGCGGAGGCCAGAAGGTTCTAATGACTGTCGGTCACAAAGCAGATTGGGTTGATGGGACTCAACGTGTTATGAATGCTCAAGTCTTCCTTAACAGATACATGAAGAAGCCAGACCCTGCGGCTGGCGTTCTTGGTGATAAATCTCTCGGTGATAACGAATGGGAAATTCGAGGTGTTGTCGAAGAGATGAAGGGTAAGAACATGGAGTTACTCGGCAAAGAGTTCACAATACTGAATGTAAATAATGGGAAGGTGTCGTGGAATGGTATCCCAGACCTCGTTTGGTGATATGGATTGGGACTGTCCTGTTTGCGACGGCAACATGACTCACACGCATTCAGACCTTTATGACGTTCACTATGCCTGCGAAGTCTGCGGTTCAAGATTAGTCGTTGATTCGGCTGTTTTGAATAGCCCGAAGGTTAATGAACCGCAACGTAGGAGTTGATATTATGGGAATCAAGGCGAATACATTTTCACTTAGAAGACTTCTGGAATTAACTCAGCGAAAGCAAAACGTGGGCGGTAAAGCACAAGAACAGGTTATTGCCTGTGTCCTTAGATATAATGATGGTTATATCTCCACCACCTCTTTAGTCCGTGATGGTAAAACATCGTTAGGCAGATTCATAATTCAAGGTGAATTAACAGGCGACAACCCCGCTATTTGTATTCCAGACATTAACCGGTTCTTAGGAGTCCTTTCTTCTCACGGTAAAGAAGTGACCGTTGAGTCTGAAAATACTAAATTACGAATCAAATCTGGAAAGAAGCAAACCACATTAGCAGGCGGTATGACCGGATTAGCATTCCCACATTCTCCTGAAACAATCGGGGAGTGGGAAGCAAAGTCAGTTGATTTGGCTGGTAAGTTAGACCTGACCGATGGGGCATACATAATGCGAGATGGCTCAAAGCGTATGCCTATAATGTCTATTACTGTTGAAGCGGTTGAATTGTTTGAAGGTCTGCGTTGCGACAACATGAACAACCAGAAACTCAACCGATATACGTTCAACA